CGGATATAGGCGGTCGTGTCATTTTCTGTTCTTGGTGCCCAACGGTTGATGAAGTCCGCCATCGTGCGACAACCGTGAAGCTTCCTGTAGTTCTGCAGCAGCTTGATCAACGCACGGTATCCGTGTTCCATATCCTTGAACTCCTCGAAACTCCGGTCCTTCTTGGCCGATGCGGGCACTTCACCCTTCCAGTCGGCAGCATCCGAATTACGGATGTTGCCGGGGTTGTTGTTCCTTATTCCGCGGGGTGTCATTCAGCAGCCTTGTAGTCCGACATGATGGCACCCATTGCATCCTTCTTCTTCGGCAATACGATGAAGTAGTGGCGGAAGTTCACAAGACTACGCTGGTTGATCGGGTCAGTCTTGGCTTCGCTGTAATACATCGTGGTGGAACCGGTCGCCTTGAAGCATCGTTTCGTATAGAATGCGACGGATGCCTGGAACTCGTTCGCACCTGCAGCGGTACCGTATTTTACCTTGCTTCCGGCCGCTGAATATACAGGGTTGTCGCAGTATTCATAGACTTCAAAACCGTAGAGGTTGGAAATCTTGCCGGTAGTATAGTTATAATACTGTTCCTTGAACTTCTGGTCACAGAGCAGAAGGTCATTCACGTGGTCGGAGCTCAACACCAGGCGTCGGCCCTGGACAGGAACCTTCATCTTGTCAAATGCAGCCTTGAGGGCGATGACATCCGCAATCGTCATTCGGCGACGGCCTGAAGTACCGTCCACATACTCACCTGTGGTTTTCAATACGGGTGTCTTGGCTGTATGGCTGTCCGGTGCAAGGGCGTGGATGGACTTGGCATATTTCTTTTCCTTGATAGCCTCACCATGGCGCTCCTTGAGACTTGCCATCTTGTCATAGGAGGAAGCATACAGTTCGTCATCAGTCACCGGGGTAGCCTTTGTCTGGAACTTGTCGAGGCTGAATACGGCATCATTGTCGGTGATTTCCTGAATGGCGATTGGATAGGTCGTGTTGTTCACGAGCACGTCCGGGTCACCGCCGACATCAATCATGTGGATGACATCCTTGTCTGCATACTGGCTATAGTCGGGAATGCCGTCAAGGAAGGTCGCTTCATCACCGGCACGCAAGGTCTTGATAAGCTCACCGGTCCAGACTTCGGTAAGCACACCTTCACACAAGGCTCCGCCGGACGGCATGAAAGGACCGGCAAGAACCGAAACTCCTACAGCCGTAGCTGCACCGGCGACTGCGGGAACGCCCAGAACGAGGGCGAACATCAGACCGGCCATTGCATTGAAAAGCAAGGCGGTCATGGCTTTGATTCCAATTTTCATTTCTGTTTCTTGTTTAACGGGTTAATAATCGGGACAGTCAACACCGTATTCCGCCTTGTAGAGGCTCTTGTAAGTGTTCTTGTCGTTCTTTCTCAATTCCAGGAGCTTGTCCGAAGGTACATCGGAAAGCTTCTTGTACTCCAACGTGGCGGACGGACCGTTTGCCGGACGGATCAGTTCGGTAGGCTTGACAACGGGAGTCATCGCCTCGAAGGTCAGCTTCAGGCTTTCAAGACCGGCAGTCTTGCCGAGATTGATGAAGTGCTCCTTCTTCTCGGCCGTGATACGGCGTTCGTCGATGGCTTTCTGTACCGTTTCGGTAATGGATGCGAGTACCAGATTGTCCTTCTCCTTCTTCAGCTGCTCGTTCTCGGTCTTGCAACTGAGCAGCATTCCGATGGCGGAAAGTATTTCCGCCTGTGTTGCCGTTTCCGGCAAACCCAGCTTCAGGGCGATAGCTTTCAAATCGTTCATTTCACTGTTTATTTTTGGTTTATTAAGAAGCGGCAGGGAGGCACAATCCTCGAAAGCCGCAAGTTTCAGTTCCTTCCCTTCATGGCTCAGTACGATGGCATCGTCATTACCGCCTATATCCACAATACTGACTTCCACAAGCTTGCTTTTCGTCACGGTCGGCCGATATTGTCCCGGCAACAAATCCTTTCCTTCCTCGCTGAGGGCGAGGATGTCAAAATTGGCACTGACCATCTTCAACGTTCCTGCATCCCATTGTTTCTTGTACAGCTTGGATTCCTCGCTGACTTCATCGAACCAAGGTTCACCGACGATGTCATCACCGTCCACACGGACATTCTTCATCAGACCGATGACAAGGCCACGCTTGTGCATATACAGGAGTACGGGGTTACGCTTGTACTGTTCCAGATCGACACCCGATGTCAGTACACGGGTGCCGTAGCAGTTAAGGCTGCTGTTGCTGATTCTAACTTTCTTCGACATTTCAAACAAATCATTTTGTCGCAAACTTAGGGGAAGAAAAACGCCCCTGCAAGAAAGTGTGTAACGGTTGCACACATCATTGAAAGGGTTTCGGCATTCTGTGTAAGGACTTCACGTTTTGTTGCAGACGCGGGGGCTTCTTTACAATTTTGCGGAAAAGTAAAACTATGGGAATATCAAAGAAGGAACAGGAAAAGAACAAGGAACTGGCACGTCTCTACTATCTGCAGGGTGACACACAGAAGCTCGTTGCGGAAAAGGTAGGTGTCAGCCGGGTGACAATCAACAAATGGGTGAATGACGGTAACTGGGATGCGATACGTACCGCAAAATCCATAACCAGGAAAGAACTCGTTGCCAAGATAATGAAAAAGGCAGACGAGAAACTGGAAAGCGGGGAAATGAATGCGGACGAGATGTCGAAACTGGCTGCGACTATCGAGAAGATAGACAAAGGGACAAACGTGACTACCATCATCGAGGTGCTCACGTCATACAACAACTGGCTGGTTGCACGCATGCAGATTGACAAGGAACTTCCCGTTGATTTCCTGAAGATGACGAACAGATACCAGGATATTTTCATAAGCGAACAGGTGAACGTCAACCAACAGTTGTAATATGGCCATATCCAGCAAGCAGAAACAGGCGCTCGAAAGGTGGAAACGCCTGACCGAGAACATACAGAACCTTTCAACGGTCAATGCGACCGAAACGAAGGCGGAACAGCTGGCACGTGTGGAACGTGCCCGGAAGGACTATGCCTATTTCGTGGAATACTATTTCCCGCACTATTGTACAGACCGTGATACGGGAAAGGTCATACCCTCGGCAAGGCACCACATCGATGCGGCAAGGAAGATCATCAGGAACAAGACGCTGAAGGCTGTGTTCAAGTGGGCACGCGGACAGGCGAAGTCAACGCACATGGACGTAATGATTCCCATGTGGCTCATGTGCCAGAAGAAGAGGGAAATCAATGTCATGGTGTTGGTCGGCAAGTCCGAGGATTCGGCACAGACGCTTCTGGGTGACATACAGGCGGAACTGCAGTACAACAAGCGGTATATCCATGACTTCGGGACAAAGTACAATGCCGGGAACTGGCAGGAAGGTGAGTTCGTGACATCCGACGGTGTCGCATTCTTCGCACGTGGTAGAGGGCAGTCGCCGCGTGGTCTCAGGTACCGCAACAAACGTCCCGACTATATCGTCATTGACGACCTTGATGATGACGAACTCTGTGAGAACGATGCCCGTGTGCGGAAGATAACCGAATGGGTGAAGGAAGCCCTTTTCGGTGCTTTCGGTGCGGAAGGAGGACGTTTCATCATGGTGGGTAACCTCATCAGCAAGAACAGCGTGCTCGCCAATATCGCGGCTTCAAAGGGTGTGGAAGTCAGCCAGGTCAATGTCCTGGACAAGAACGGGAAATCCGCATGGCCCGAGTACTGGACGGAGGAACGTATCAGGGAAAAACGCGAGTTCATGGGATACCGTGCATTCGAGAAGGAATACATGAACAACCCCATCAAGGAGGGTTCCGTATTCCGGAAGGACTGGATAAGATGGGGGCGGATGCTGCCGCTTGACAAGTACGAGATGATTGTGGCCTATTGTGACCCCTCATTCAAGGGAAGCACGCAGAATGACTACAAGGCCATCAAGGTATGGGGCAAGACCGGGACGGAACTGCACCACCTGTTTGCCTTTGTCCGGCAGTGTTCCGTCGGTGAGATGGTACGCTGGTTCTATGACCTGCACGAGCGGATGCCTGAAGGGGTCATCTGCAATTATTACATCGAGGCCAATTTCCTTCAGGACATCCTTTTGGACGAATTCGATGCGGAAGGAAGGCTAAGGGGCTACCAGTTGCCCATACAGGCGGACAGGCGGAAGAAACCGGACAAGTTCGCACGCATCGAGGCGGTTTCCCCATTATGGGAACGCGGGTTCGTGAGGTATAACGAAAAAATGAAGGATGACCCCGATATGCTTGCCGGTATCGAGCAGACCCTTTCCATCGAGAAAGGAAGCCGCACCCATGACGATGCCCCGGATGCGGACGAAGGTGCCATCTACATATTGCAGAAACACACGAGAAAAAGAGAGTATCAACCGAGCATCGGCTTTCGCCGGAGCCCTAAAAATATGTGGTAACATGAATATATTCAATTCTATTGTGAAGTCAGTCCGGAACTTTATCCTGGACTATCGAGTGAAAAGGGCCGTCAGACTGGCCAAGCTGTTGTCGGAAACAAGCCGGAAAAAGTACCTGGTGCTTATGGTGGGCGGAATTCCGAAAGTATATTCCAAACAGGAGCTGAAGGCGATGATCAAGCAGCGGAAGTTTGTGAAGGGAACGACCATTCAGGATTTGGAAAAACGTGCAATCATTATCACTTGAACGGGGGAAGCCTATGTTTCTGACGGAAAATGACTATATAGTATCATCCAGCAACTCACTGAATGTCCTGCAGCAGAGTTCACCCGACAAGCGTGAAAAGGCCGAACGTATGGCATGTGAGGAAATAGCCGGCTATCTGCGTGGCAGATACGACACCGACCGCGTCTTTTCGATGCAGGGGGATGAAAGGAACGATGTGCTTGTCATGCGTGCCTGCGACATCGCACTATACCACCTGTCAAGCTGGCTGCCCGGTAAAATGGGACATGAGATAAGGAAGGAACGCTATGAACAGGCCATCAAATGGCTGGAGGGAGTCCAGTCCGGGAAAATCATGCCGGACTTGCCGACCTATACCGGGGAGAATGGGGAGGAAGATGCCAACAACCCGTTCAAATGGGGTTCTGAAAAGAAGAATACATATATCTGGTAGATTATGGGAAAAAGGAAAAGGAACAATTCAAATATGACGGTCGGAGGATATAACCTTGCCTTACAAAGCGACCGTCGCCGTCTCCGTGCCATGACCGTTGAGCTGAAGCTTCGGGCGGAGGCACTGACACAGAAGGACATGAAGTCATGGCGTCAGGCATGGCAGCGTGCCATCAATGTGGAGAATCCCCAAAGGGCTTCATTGTATGACATCTATCGGGATGCCGATGCCGACCTCCATCTCAGCGGATGCGTCGGGCAGAGAAAGGGATTTGTCCTGAAGAAAAGCTTCAAACTGGTGGACAGTAAGGGAAAACAGGATGAGGAAGCCACGGCGTTATTTGAAACGACCTGGTTCAAGAACCTGTTGGACCATATACTTGACAGCCGTTTCTGGGGACATTCGCTTATCCAACTGGGCGACCCGGTGGATATGGACGGAATCATGAAGTATGACGGGGTGGAACTGGTCAACAGGAAACACGTAATCCCTGAATATGGGGTTATTGTCCGTGAGCAGGGCGATGAATGGCAGCAGGGAATCCCGTACCGTGAAGGGCCGCTCTCCGATTGGGTGATTGAAGCAGGGAAACCGAAGGACTTGGGCTTGTACCTGAAAGCGGCTACGCAGACCATACCGAAGAAGAACATGCTGGCATATTGGGACCAGTTCGGGGAAATTTTCGGGATGCCGATCAGAATAGCCAAATCGACTTCACGTGATTCCGCGGAGCGGTCACGCATCGAGGACATGCTTTCCTCAATGGGTGCAGCCGCATGGGGGCTGTTCCCCGAAGGTACAGACATCGAAATCAAGGAAACGACCAGAGGGGATGCATACAATGTCTATGACAAGCGTATCGACAGGGCGAACAG